TTAATGAGTTTGTCTTTTGATTGTAGACGTAAAGAAGCAAAAATTAAATGGTTAGAAAAAAAGATTGAAACAGAACAAGACGATTATAAATTAACAAAATATCAAATAGATTTAGATGAAGAAAGATATGGTTTAGCCAATATGCAATTAGTTGCAAAAGATCGTATGAGAGAAATTAAACTTTGGTCTACATTAAAAAAAGAATTTGATGATGGTACGTTTGATACTAAAGATGTCAACAGACACCAATTAGATTCTTATCATATGATTATGAAAAATAAAGCAGAAACATTAACTTCTGGTTCTTCTCAACCTGAAGTATTTAATGTGTTAGGTCAATTAAAAAGTATAGAAAGAGTTAAAAAATCAGGTGAAATGATTTACAACAGGAAAGAACAATTACAACATGACCTCGGCGCCAAACCAAAATAAATATAGTTTTATATTTTTAGGTCAATCAGTATTAAAATATCAAGTACCCTTAGATGTGTACAGTGCAATTAATGATATTTACGAAAAAAAATATTCTGATTTAAAACCAGCTAATAAACAACTTGTAGGTAAAATAGAAAAAGAACATAGTTTATTTTATAATGGTGAAAATAATAGTAAAATGACTAAACATAATCATTTACCTAATACTATAATGCAATGGTTTGAATCAAAATTTAAATTTTATTTAGATTGGAACCACATAAAAGAATACAATATGCACTTTAATTCTATATGGGTTAATCAAATGTTTGAACACGAATATAATCCAGTGCACGTGCATCAAGGAACAAGATTTACAGGATTGTCTAGTGTAATGATTTTAAAATTACCACAAAGTTTTGGTGTTGAATATTCAGCATCAGATACACCACAGAATGGCAGACTACAAATATTAGGTTCAGCATCTGGTCAGTTTGCTCACGTAGATTATCAACCAGATATTAAAGAAAGAGATTTTTTTATATTTCCATATGATATGAGACACTGCGTATATCCTTTTAATGGACCGGGATGGAGAAGAACTCTTGCGTGTAATTGTGATGTTGAATATGATCCAATTAAAAATAGAGGAGTAAGTTAATGTACGAAAATATACATATTACAGAACCTAAATGGAAAAGTTGGATAATACAAACCACACAACCATTGTTTACACCCGATCAATGTAAACAAATTATTGAATCAGGTAGAGCACAGCAACCACAAAAAGCACAAGTTGGTATGGGTAAACCAGGTGGTGGAACAGATACTAAAAAAAGAATTACAACAATATCGTGGATACCTTTTAAAGAAATGAGTCACATGTATGAAGACCTTAATCGTTTTATACAAAGAGCAAATGAAAACCATTTTGGTTTTGGAGATATTAGAATTACAGAACAAGCACAATTTACAGAATATCCTGTAGGAGGGTTTTATGATTGGCATATGGACAGTGATGTAAACATGCAACATGAACCACCAGTGCGAAAAATATCAATGACTCTTTTGTTAAACGACCCATCAGAGTTTGAAGGTGGAGATTTAGAATTAATGGCACCTGGTAAGTTTGCAGAACTTAAACAAGGTCATGCTATAGTATTTGCATCGTTTTTAAATCATAGGGTTGCACCGGTAACTAAAGGTGTTAGACAATCTTTAGTTGTTTGGTTTGGGGGTAAACCTTTTAGATGATTAAAGAACAATTTTTTCCAACAACCATATATGGTAAAGACGTTAAATTAGATAACCAATTATTTGCTAATGAAATAATTGAATGGTCTAAACGAGATCCTGGTTTAAAAAAAACAAACCGTAATGGTTGGCACTCTACATCAGAAATGCATAAAATTCCTGTATATCAACCTTTAGTAAATGAATTGTTTGTAATGATGAATGATATATGGAAAGAAGAATGGTTAAGTAGAGAACCTATATTAGGTAATATGTGGGCTAACATAAATCCTCCAGGTGGATACAATGTTTCACACATACATCCCAATAGTTTATTTAGTGGAGTATATTATATAAAGGCTCTAGAAAATTCTGGTGATTTAATTTGTACTGAACCAAGAGCAGGGGCACAATTAAATATGCCTACTAGAAAACAAGGTAACCTACCAAAACATTTATGGCGAGAAGTATGTTTAAAACCAATAGAAGGAAGAATTATAGTATTTCCTTTTTATCTTTGGCATAACGTTGCACCTAATGAATCAAATGATATAAGGATATCAGTAAGTTTTAATTTTTTACAACATGGCTTTCAATAAATATCACGTAATCAAAAATGCACTTAGCTATGAATTAGCTAATTTTATATTTAATTATTTTCTTCTTAAACGCGATGCTGTTAAATTTATGTATGACAATAATATAACATACGATAATGGTATGTTAGGCACTTGGGAAGACAAACAAGTTCCAAATACATACTCTCATTATGCCGATCAAGTTATGGAAACATTGTTAGTTAAAATGTTGCCAGTAATGGCAAAAGAAACAGGATTAAATTTAGTACCTACATATTCGTATGCTAGAATATATAAAAAAGGTGATATATTAAGACGTCACAAAGATAGACCTTCTTGTGAAATATCTACAACATTAAACCTCGGTGGAGATCCATGGCCTATATTTATCGATGGTACAGGCGCTAACACCGTCATAGACGAGTATAAACAGATACATAAACCCAATGCACCCAAAGGCACGAAAGTCTTGCTTGATGTGGGCGATATGCTAGTATATAGTGGTTGTGAACTAGAACATTGGAGAGAACCACTTGAAGGTAATGTCTGTGCGCAGGTTTTCCTTCATTATAACCATGTAGATGGTCCTTTTGCTGAAAAAAATAGGTTCGACAAAAGGCCGATGTTAGGTGTTCCGCCAATACGGAATATGTAATATGAGGTTATATGCTACAAAAAATAGGGTTTCTACCTGGATTCAATAAACAAGTAACATCTACGGGTGCAGAGTCTCAATGGACTGGTGGAGAAAATGTACGTTTTAGATATGGTACACCTGAAAAAGTAGGTGGTTGGAATCAACTAGGAGCATCTAAACTTACTGGTGTAGTAAGAGGTCTTCATCATTTTGTTAATAAAGATTCAATTAAATATGCAGCTATTGGTACAAACAGAATTTTATATATATACTCTGGAGGAGTATATTATGATATACACCCTTTAACTAATCCATCAGGTACAGCAATTACCAATGCATTTAGCACGACTAATGGAGATCCAGAAGTAACAATAACTTTTCCTGGATCACATAATTTTCAACCAGGAGATATAATTTTATTTGGAGAAACATCTACATTTAGTTCTATAACTAATTCTAATTTTGGTGCTTCTGATTTTTGTGATAAAAAATTTATGGTAACAACTGTACCAAGTTCTACCACTATAACTATTACAATGCCTAGTAATGAAACAGGATCTGGTGCAACCACTTCTGGAGGCATAACTTATTTTCAATATTATCATGTAGGACCACCAGAACAACTGGGAGCTTTTGGTTGGGGTATATCTTTATGGGGTGGTAATATTTTAGGATCAACAACAACAACTTTAAACGGCGCTTTGTTAGATGATGCTAATGGTACCGGTGGATCGGGAACAAGCATTACACTTACAAGCACAACTGGTTTTCCGTCTACAGGAACTAATTATATTCAAGTAGGATCAGAAGAAATATCTTACACTGGTATTTCTGGTAATGACTTAACAGGTATTACAAGAGCTGCTAGAGGATCTACGAGATCTGGACACAGTAATGGTGCTACTGTTACCAACACTTCAAGTTGGACTGGGTGGGGATCACCTGCAGCCAACACAGACTCAGTTACAGATCCTGGTTTATGGTCATTGGATAACTTAGGTTCAACACTTATTGCTTTGATACATAACGGAGAATGTTTTCAATGGGATGGAGACGCATCAAATGCAACAGCAACAAGAGCAACTATCATAACAGGTGCGCCAACCGCATCACGTGATATGTTAGTATCTACACCCGATCGTCACTTAATATTTTTTGGAACCGAAACAACTATTGGTGATAAAAGTACACAAGACGATATGTTTATAAGATTCTCGAATCAAGAAGATATAAATACTTATACACCAACAGCAACCAATAGTGCTGGTACACAAAGACTGGCCGACGGATCACGGATCATGGGAGCTGAATTAGGTAGAAATGCAATTTATATTTGGACAGATACAGCTTTATTTACCATGCGTTTTGTTGGTGGAGATTTTGTATTTGCTTTTGAACAAGTTGGTACTAACTGTGGATTGATAGGTATGAATGCAGCTGTCGAAGTTGATGGTGCTGCATATTGGATGTCTGAAAATGGTTTTTTTAGATATACAGGTAAACTAGAATCTATGGACTGTTTAGTAGAAGATTATGTTTATAACGATTTAAACCTTACATCTAATCAATTAATTTATGCTGGCGTAAATAACTTGTTCGGAGAAGTTATGTGGTTTTATCCAACCTCAACATCTAACGCTAATACAAGATCTGTTATGTACAGTTATTTAGATTCGACAACAAAAAGACCTATATGGTTTACAAATGCAAGTTCTATATTTAAAAGAACAACTTGGCAAGATTCTGCTGTATTTGGTTTACCACACGCAACAGAATATGATCCAGACAACGATGACTCTTTTGATGTAACTGGTAATACAGATGGTATTAGCTATTACTACGAACATGAAACAGGTGTAAATTATATTAAGAATGGATCAACAGTAGCCGTTCCAGCTAACATTACTTCTGGAGATTATGATATTACACAAAAAGTTGTAAGAGGAGCTGCAACTAATTTAGGAGATCTTAGAGGTGATGGAGAAAACATTATGCGAATAAGTAGAATTATACCTGATTTTATTTCACAACAAGGCAACACGATTGTACAATTAGATTTAAGAAACTATCCTAACAATGCAGCAGCTAGTTCACCTTTAGGTCCATTTACTATTACGTCAAGCACAGATAAAGTAGATACTAGAGCAAGAGCTAGATCAATTGCATTAACTATATCCAACACAGCGATAGATACAAATTGGAAATTAGGAACTTTTAGATTAGATATACATGCTGGAGGACGAAGATAATGGAAGCTTTGGTAATAGAATATGCTAAAAGATATGGCATGCAAAAAGCTATAGAATATTTTGGTTTAGATAAACAAACACAAAATCCTAAATATGCAATTAGCCTAGGGGGTATGAGTTTTGATCCTATAAATGCAATTCAACGATCTGCACTTAATACAGGATTAAAGAGTGCTTTTAGTGGAAACTTAAGTGGTATAATGGGACCTGCAGCTTTAATGGGAGGTGCTTTATTATTAGGTAGAGCTTTTGATCCTATGAGACCAGGTTCAAAAAATTATAGTCCTAATCTTAGAGGTCAAGTAGATTTTTTATCTAGACAAGATGGAATGCTTAGTACAAACCCTGGAACTGGTGGACTGGTGTATGGACCTAATTCAGTATTAGCTGGTCAAAATGTTTCATCAATGTTTGGAACAAATAATTATCAAAAACAATTAGATAAAAAAATTGGTTATTTTGAGAAAAGAATAGCACAAGGAAAAAAAATTAATGAAGAAAAATATGAAGAAGCTAAAAAAGAAAAGAAAGAGTATTTTGACCACAGAGCAGATGTTCGAGATAGAGGAAAAACAAAACATGGTGGAGGTTATAAAGGACCAACAGGAAAAGATATTCACGGTAGTGGTGGTAGTAAAAACGGCGGGGGTAGTAAAAATGGCGGTGGAGAATCTGGATATGGTGGATTTTGTTTTGATCCAAATACTCTTGTGCAAATGGCTAATGGTAGTGAAAAGAAAATTAAAGATATACAACTTGGTGATCAAACTAAAGGCGGTGAGGTTACAGGTGTATTTCAATTTAAAGCGTCTGATGAAATACATAACTACAAAGGTGTTACTGTTGCAGGTAGCCACTATGTTAAAGAAGACGGTAAATTTATTATGGTTCAAGACAGTCCAATGTCTGTCAAGATCGATAAAATACCAGTGGTGTATTCACTAGATACAACAGATAGAAGAATATTTATTAACGATATTGAATTTGCAGACTACAATGGTGATGGCGTAGCTAAAGGATTTTTAGCTAACGCTGGTATAAATGTACCTGAATTTAACAAAGAAGTATTAAGACAAGTAGCAGAAAGGTTAATATAATGGCTAAGATAGTACAGACATTAACAAGAGCAAGCAATGAATATGAACCAGATGTAGCACAATCTTTAATTAGAGATTTAGACGCTGTAATAGAAAAATTAAATACATCGTTTCAACAAGAATTAAAACAGGAGATAGAAGCTAAAAGTTTCTTTTTAGATTAATGGCAGTAGTAAACCAATATAAATTTGCAGGGTTAAATGCTAATACGGATAACACAGAAAAAAATCCTTTTGGGTCAGGTAATCCTTTAGTTAGTGAAACGTATCTTATTAAATCTATTATAGTTAAATCTGCAGGAACTCCTACACCTACAGTAACAAATGATGGCATTGTTGTTATACAATCAGCAGCACTAGTAGCCAATCAAAGTAAAGAATTATTAACACAACCGTTAATAGTTGAGGGTGGAAAAACCTTTACAATTAAAGCAGGTAGCGCAGACGCTTTTACATTTGGTGTTAGCTATCTAAATATTAAGAAAGAGGTAGTTACATAATGATTGAGTTAAAACCAGAAAAAATAATAACAACAATAAGCAACAAAAAAACAGGGGAAATCTATAAGGATGAGGAAGCTTTAAAAGCAGCCAATATACCTTCAGAGGACGTTAGAAGAGATGTCAAAGTTATCATGCCACCTCTTGATTTGTTCTCAAAAACAAAGTAGTATGAGAAACTCTATAGAATAAGGCAATTATGGCAATAACAGATTTACAGATATCAGAAGAATTAATGACTGACGCACCATCTATTAAGTATAGAGGAGACGAAGGTCCTAAATCACCACAAGAAGAACAACAAATGATGGTCGATGCTTTGTTAAAAGAAGAGTATAACAACTATGTATACGATTTATTAGAACAAAGACCTGACGCAACACCTATGTCTTTTGAAGAATTTAAACGAATGGTTATTGCAGAAGGACAAATGTCGGGTGGTCAACCATTACCCCAAGATCCAACAGAACCGGTCAATCCTTTTAAACCTAAACCAATAGGACCAGTGCTACCAGACAAAAGACAGATGGCAGCGTTTGGTGGTATTATGGGTGTTGATGGTAGAAGACAATATGGTATTGGATCTTTTTTTCAAAAATATATTAAAGACCCTATTGAAATGGCTATTACTGGAAAAACTTATGAAGACTTAGAGAGAGAATCACAAGCAAGAGTTGATGCGGAACCAGAAGGTTATGAAAGCGTGTTTGATAGATTATTTAAAGGTGAAAAAGGCACAGATAAACAAGGTAAAGAAACACGTGAGGGTGGTTTAGAAAAATATATTATACCTGCAATAGGTGGTATTACTGCTGGTTTGTTTACTAAAAAAAATCAAGATGGGTCACAAGGTGGTCAACCAACTGCAGATGAAACAGCATTAATGTTAGCTGATCTTAAAAAATCTGCAAACATATTAGATCAAAAACAAGGACTAGCAGCAGGGTTAAATTTTTTACCAGATGTTGCAGCTAGAAAATTTACACCAGACGAAATGATTGAAGCTTATAAAACTACAGCAGCTAACGGTGGTAGAATAGGATTTAGTGAAGGAACCGATAGTATGACTTTTGGTCTTCTTTCTGACAACGCAGATATTTCTAAAGAAATAAATCAAAAAGTTATTGAATATGAAAATGAATACATGCGAAGAACTGGTAACGTTCCTCCAGAATTTTATGGAGAAAAATATAGAATGAAATTAATGGAAGATTATATGGATCAAAATAAGGCTGAAGGTGGTAGAATAGGCTTTGAAAGTGGTTTAAGAGCGCTTAAGTCTAAAGACATTCCGCCAGCTAAAATGCCAGATGTTTTTGAACAAATGTTACAAAATATGTCTGAAGAAGAGAGAATTAAATTTTTAATGATGATGAGAAACAATGCTGAACGTATGCCAAAAATAGAACCTAATCCTGATGCAATTCCACCAGTTAGAATGCCTACGTTTCCTAAAAATAATAATCGAGGCCCAGATGATTTAGATATACCTACAAGATTAAATCTTTTAAATCCACTTAAAGCAATGCCTAGAACCATGGCTATGGGTGGTAGAATAAGGTTTGAAAATGCAGGGCCTGTAGTTGATGAACAAACTACAGCAATGATTTTAGATATGAATAGTAGAGGCATGGATGTAGATACAATTTCTACAATGACTCAAACAGATGCTAACACTGTAAATGCTATACTTTCTGCACAGAATCAAAAAGCAGAAGGTGGACTTATGGACCTTGGTGGTATGGAAAAAGATTACAGAGCTGAAGGTGGGTTTGTACCTATAGGAAAAGAAGAAAAAGCGGACGATGTGCCTGCAAGATTAAGTGTAAATGAGTTTGTATTTACTGCAGATGCTGTTAGAAACGCAGGTGGTGGAGATATAGATGAGGGAGCAAGAGTTATGGAAAACATGATGAAACATTTAGAAGCAGGTGGACAAGTATCAGAAGAGTCACAAGGTATGGCTGGCGCTAGAGATATGTTTGCAACTTCACAAAGATTAAGCGAGGTAGTATAATGGCAATAGAACAAGTACAAAATTTACCACAACAATACGTAACAGACCTTGGTGTTGATTACGGAAAACAATTAGCAGGTTTAACTTCAATACCTTTAGATACCGCTAGATTTGCACCGCAAGTAGCAGCACAAGATGCACTACAAACTCAAGCTTACAATTTAGCAGGTCAAGGTGTAGGTGCGTATCAACCTTTTCTTACACAAGCAGGAGCATACTCTGGACCAACAGGTTACCAAAGTTTTATGTCTCCATATCAACAAGATGTAATCGATGCAACATTAGCAGACTTTGATAAGCAAGCAGCTATAGATCAAAGAAACATTATGCAACAAGCAGGAAGAGGTACAGTTGGTAATCTAGACGCTGGTAGATTTGGTGTTCAACTTGCAGAACAAGGAGCACAATCTAATTTAGATAGAGCCGCGTTACTTGCAACACTAAGACAACAAGGATTTAATACAGCACAAAATTTATCTAACAGAGCATTTGGTCAACAAAGACAATTAGCAGGAGATATAACAGATTTCCAAACAGCAGATATTAACCAGTTGGGTCGATTGGGCGGTCTACAACAAGCACAAACACAAGCAGGCTTAGATGCACAAAGAGAAGCAAATAGACTACAGGCGTTTGAACCTTATGAAAGATTAGGTACATACGGATCTGGAGTTGCAAGTCTATTTACTGGTAATGCACCGTTCGGTAACCAATCAACAGTAACACCGAATCCAACACCATTACAAACGGCTCTTGGAACAGCTAGTGTGTTAAGCGGTATCTTTGGTGGTAGAAAAGTATCGGATAGAGCATACGATTATTTAGGATAAACTATGAACAGAATAATGCGAAGACCAATGTTTAGAAAAGGTGGCAGTGCCGGTGAAGGTATTACTTCAGGCCTTGCACCTAGACAAGGATATGACGAAGCAGGTAATGTTCAAAAAAACGATTTATCTAAAATAGATCTTGGAAGCATGAACATGCAACAGTTAAGAGACCTTGCATCACAGATGGCGTACAAAGCACCACCTATGCCAAGAGATACATCATTAGATGATTTTAAAATAGACTTTGGTTTAGATTTAATATCAAGACCTGCATCAGGCAATATATTTCAAACAGCTTCATTAGCAGCCAAAGATCCTTTTAAAAGATTTAGAGAAAGCAGAGGACTTTACAATAAATCTTTACAAGACAGATCCATTAACAAATACAATGCAGAAGCCAATATGTTTAAAACATTAATTGGTGCACAAGCTGACATTCTTGGATCAGACTCTGGTGGTAAAACATATAGAGATTTAGAAATAGCTAAACAATTAGAAGATATTATTCCAGAAATTTATAGATTAGAAGCAAAACAAAAAGAAGGCACAATTACCGATGACGAAATTATACAATTAGATGTATTAAAAACACAAAAAAATAATTTTACTAAAAAGAATCCTGTAACAGAAGGGGCAATAGATATTTTTGTTAAATCAAGCGCTGGTCAAAATTTATTTAATAGTATATCAGAACAATTATTTAGAGACGATAAAACTAGTGGAACAAATAAATATCAAAACGAACAAGACACACAGTTATATATTGATACTATTGAACAAATTAAAAAAATACTTGGACAGTTTTCAGGTGGTGGTAGAGCGGGCTACGCTAATGGTGAAATGGTAATGGAAGAACAAGTTACAGAGACCATGGCTCCCGGACCTCAAGCACCGTCAATGGCTAACCCAATAAGCTATGATCAGCTAAGAGCTAGACTACCAAAAGAAATTACAGATGATATTGTACAACTGATGGCTAACAGTGCAGAAGCACTAGAAGACTTTGCATCAATATCAACACAACAAGACGTAGACCAATTTAACAAAAAATATAACGTTAATTTAGTATTACCAGCGGAGGCGTAAAATGGCTACAACCGCCTACGACCGATACCTCAAAAATAAAAAAGACGAAGATTCATTAGAAGCTGTAGACATACAGGTTCAAGAACCTAAACCAACAATTGATTTAGATCAAATTAAATTAAAAATTCAAAACGAACTTACAGAACAAACAGAACCTAAAAAACCTGTTAAGTGGTTATCTCTTCCTGAACCTAAAAGTATTATGAGTTTATATTACAGGCTTAATCCAACAAAAAGATTAGGTGATGCAATAGGAATAGGAAAAGATCCTATGGAACTTGTAAAACAAATACCTGTTGAAGAAAAAGATTATATTTCAGGTCTTGATGAAATAGTCAAAGGTATAGATTCTGGTTTATATGATACCTCACACAGCGTAGGTGCTTTGTTATTTGCTGGAACAGATTTAATAGCAAACACAGACTTTATGTCTAGGTTTGAAAAAATTATGGAGAAAGAAGAAAATTTACCAGAACGTCCTGAAACATGGAGAGGTGAAGTAACTTCGTTATTAGTACAATTTGGTTTACCAGGAACTTTAGTAACTAAAATTGTTGGAAGAATACCTTTTATTTCTAAAATGCACAAAGCATCTAGCAAGTTTAAAAGTAGCGCCGCTAGAAAAACAAGTAAGATTGCAACAAGAGCTACAGAAGGTGCAACTATTGTCGGTGTTACAGATTTTTTAGCATCAGAACCAGGTAGAGAATCTATATTTTTTGAACCAGAATCTACAGACGGTCTAACAGGTAGAAAAAAAGCTGGAGCAGAATTTAGAAATAGAATTAAATACGGAGCTGAAGGAACATTAGTCGGTGGTGGTTTTCCTATTGTAGGTAAGTTTACACAGCTAGGATACAAATATGGGTTAGCTCCATTTGTAAGAACAAGTGCTAGTCTTGGTGCAAAGACAATTGACAAAGCAGTATTTAGACCTGCAGAGATAATACTAGGTAGTAAGATTGCAAAACCAATAACTACAAATGTTTCAAAAGGTATACAAAACGCAACTAAATTTACAGTTAGTAAACTTATGGCACCGTTACTTGTGTCAGGTATGTCAAGAAAAGTGGTAACACAGTTACCACCTTTTGAACAATGGCGATTAAAATCAGTTACGGATCCAAACCCGGTTAATAAATCTATAAAAAAATTAGATAACTTTTTATCTTTCTTTAGATCTTACGGTAAACAACCAAAAGATATTGAGGGTGTATCTGAACAGGTGCAACTATACATAAAATCTAGAGCTAGAAAAATTGATAGAACGTACGAAGGTTTAGAAAAAACTGCATACAATTTGGCTAAAAAATTTCAAGATAATTACAACACAGCTACTACATCTAGACCAATGCAAAAATATTTTTTAGATCAATTAGATGAATATGCAAAAGGACAAATTAAATTAACAGATTTACCAAAAGAATTACAACCAGGTGCAAAAGACTTAGTTAATGATATTCAAAAAATAATGACAGAGTTTAAAAAAGTTTTACCAAAAGGCAGAGAAGCAGATGAGTTAGCTAAAGATCTTGCAAAAATAGAAATAAAAGATGTAAAAAAATATTTAGTTAGATCTTTTGAAACATTTAGAAATCCTGAATACGTACCACCAAAAGAAGTTGTAGATAAAGCTGTTGTATATCTGGTAGATAAAGTAATTAAAAAAAATACAAGTTTAAAAGAATCAGCAAGGTTAGCTTTTCCAAAATTAAAACCAGAACAAGCTTATAAAGAATCAGCTAAAATGCATGTGCAAGACATACTTCGTACTGGTAAAGCTGAAGGTAAGTCACCGCTTAAACAATTAAAAGAAATAGGAACTAGAATATTACTAAATGACAAATTTAAATTTTTAAAAACTGGTGAAGAACTACCAGATCAAATAAAAAATTTATTGGGACCTGAAAAAAATTTAAAAGCATCGGTTTCTTACACAACTTCAGAAGCAATTGCATCTATGGCAAATAAAAAAGCTGCAGATTATATTGCTCAATCAGGATTAAAAAACGGTTGGTTGTTTAATACTTTAGAAGACGCAGTTAACGCTGGTTTTATTGGTGCACAAAAAATAACTAAAGTTCCAAGACTAGGTATTATGAATTCTAATTTGTTAGGTAAGTATGCTTCACCTGAATACGTACAAATGTTTCAAGGTGTTGGTAATGATTTAGATAAGTTAGTACAAATGGCATTTTATAGACATGCACTGCAAGCTAAAGTTGGAGTGCAGATTGGTAAAACTTTATACTCACCACAAACACAAGTTAGAAACGTAACGTCAGCTTCTTTCTTTTCTTTAATGAATGGTCACATTGGTAACAAAGCTAGTGTTACAGACGCAATGAGAATTGTTGCACGAGATATATTTAAAGCAGGTCAAAAAGGAAACATTGATGAAGTTGAGTTTAATAATTACGTAGAAAAATTAGTAAGACTGGGAGTGTGGGACGAAAACGTTGTGGCTGCTGAAATGAAAGCTGTACTACAAGATTTAAGAAGCGGTGTAATTAATACAACAGATAAATTATTTGATAGACTTATGAAATCTGCACCTACAGATAAAGTTGCAAGACTATATGCAGGTGGTGATAACTTATGGAAACAATATGGTTGGGAGTATGGTAAGTCACAACTGTCAATGGCACTTAAAAATGTTGATGACGTTGCTGAATGGTTTAGATACATGGGTAAACCTTTTGACAGAATTAATACTATTACCGGTGCTAAGAAAACATATGATGATGCAATAGAAGAAGCGTCAGCATATTTATTAAGAAATACATATCCAACGTATAGTAAAGTCCCACCATTTATACAAAATTTAAGAAAGATTGCAGTGGTTGGAAACTTTATATCGTTTCCTGCAGAAATACTTAGAACAGGAACTAACATTATAGCCACTGGGTTAAAAGAAGCAGCCCATCCTAACGTTGCTATTAGACAAATGGGTATTAGAAGATTAACAGGCGCAGCTTTAACAAGTTATGCAATAGGTAAAGGTGCAACTGAAATAGCACAATTCTTAACCAACAGTACAGAGTCGCAGTGGGATGCATACAAAAGATCTTCAGCTGCATCTTGGGATGCAACATCAAATCTTCTTGCAATTAAAGGTTGGAAAAATGGTGAAAGCGCTGCAATAAATTTTTCATACTTTAGTCCATACGATAGTTTATATGAACCATTAGAAGCTGCTATTGCACAAGCACAAGCACAAAATTTAAACCCACAAGAAACCGATCAATATGTTATGAATTTAATGTTTGGAGAACAAGGACCTGTTAGAAAATTTTTAGAACCATATTTTTCTGAACCGATTGGGTTTGACAGATTTATAGATGTTACAATTAGAAATGGTAAGAAAGATCAAGGGGGTTCTGTTTATACGTTGTCAGATAATTTAGGGGATAAGTTTACTAAATCACTTGCGTATGTTCTTGATGGTATTCAACCCGGTGTAACAAAAAGTTTAGAGAAAGTTGGCAGCGCACTATCAAAAGATTTATCAAAAGGTGGTAAGCCAGTTAATTTATTAGATGAATTAATTGCATTGTTTGCTGGAACTAGAATTATTAGAATAGACGTTAAAAAAGATCTTAGATATTTTACATCTACTATGAACAGAATGCTTAGAGCTGTTGATGAAACAGAAAATTTTTATAGTGTTGAAAACTTTGCTGACAAACCACCATCTGATTTAGTTAAAACTTTTGAAGATATGCAAGACGAAGCATTTAGAATTCAAAAAGATATGTTTATCAGAATTAAAGATTTAGAATTATTAGATTTATCTAAATCTCAAATATACGAAATCATGAGAAAACAAGGAACACCAAGAAAAACAATAAATAATTTATTGGCTGGTAGATTTACACCGGTAAATTATTCTAAAGCTAGATTTGAAAACAAAGTAGAATTAGTAAAAGATCAAATGAAAAATTTATCTGAAGAATCAGATCAATTTTTCTATTCTGCAAATAGAAGTTTTTTATTTCCACAACGTCAACTAGACAAAGTTATATCTCAATACAGTGGTAAGAAATTTTTTGAAGAAACATTTAATGAAGAAACAAAAGAGTTTGAGGGTGGTTATTATCCTGATAAAACAAAATACAAAACAAATAGTGAAGGTAGATTAGTTTATGACTCTGATGGTAATCCAGTTAAAGAACCAGGGTTTATTGAAAGACAGTTTAGAAAAATTCCTAAATTATTAAAAGATTTAACTCTGCCTGGAGCACCTGGTTTTACTAGTAAACCACAGGCACCACCATTGGGTAACACACCGATGCCTAAATTAGTGGCTAGTGTCAACACAAAAAATCCACAAACTAACTTGACACGAACAGAGGAAGCGTTACTATCTCCAACAGAAAAAGTAATTGCGGGGAGAACTTAATGGCTAGAAAATCAGCATTACAAAAAATTGAATCACATGAAAAGCTTTGCAGGATAATGCAAAAGCAAACGTTTGAACAAATAAAAGAAATGAAAGATCGAATTAAAAGATTAGAGTATTGGATTGTTGGCGGTATGGGGGCCGTATTAATAGTTTTATTAACGGATATAGCATGAATCTTACACGAAATTTTACTTTATCAGAGCTAATTAAATCAGACACTGCTATTAGGCGCGATATTAATAATAACCCTAACGCAGAACAAATAGAAAAATTAAAAGCATTGTGTGAAAATATTCTCCAGCCAGTTCGTGACCATTTCGGCAGGGTGAAAATAACTAGCGGATATCGTAGCCCAGAATTATGTCATGCTATTGGTAGCTCCGTAAATTCGCAGCACGCCAAGGCCGAAGCCGCAGACTTCGAATGTATTGGCGTAGACAACGCTGAACTTTTTGATTGGATTAAAAATAATCTTACACCAGACCAGCTCATCCTCGAGTTTTACACTCCGGGTGAACCTAATAGCGGATGGATACATTGTAGCTGGATACCGGATCAACCAAGAGCATCTTTTTTACATGCTTACAAATCTGAGGGTAAAACAAAATATAAACCAATACTAGGAAGCGCTAAAGAGTTAATATAAAATTCTACGCGCGCTCACGTGTATATCCTACTAAATCCATGACTTTAACTCTTCTCCTAAAACTTCTGATGCTATGTTTATTTTTTTTCGGAGAGCTTTTACGATTTTCTCATCTACTGTCTCTTCACAGATTAGATCTACGTAGGTTACAGATTTTTTTTGTCCAATTCTGTGCGCTCTATCTTCTGATTGTAATCTTTTTTCTAGATCATATCCGTTAGAATAGTAGATTACGGTGTTTGCAGCCGTCAAAGTAATGCCATAGCCGCCCGTAGACGGCGTTCCAACCATAAACCGACACCTAGGGTCCTCTTGAAATTTTTTTATATTAGGTTGTCTTTTTTCTTGGGGTGTTAGTCCATAATAGTCAACAATGGAACTCGGACCATGGACCTTTTCTACTTCTTTTATTATGCTAGCAATATCATGTTGATAATGTGCCCAGATAATAGCTTTACCCTCTATTTCATCTAATACATCCATTAGTTCGTTTATTCTGTTATTCTTGATAACCTGAGTAGAACCATCATCAGATGTAAAATGACCACAAGTTATTTGATGTAGTCTCATTAATTGAGTTAATGCACTTACAGTTGTGACTCTTTTACCATTGAAGAAAGCCAATGCTTCTTTTTTCATTTGATCATAAACTTTTTGTTGTTCTTTGGTTAATTTAATTTGACGTTTCATATAAATTTTATCTGGTAAATCTAAACAATCTTCTTTTAATACACGATAAGAAAAATTTTTTAGTTTATCAGATAATTCTGCAAGATTTTTAAAACCGTTAACTACTTGTATTTGCCTGCCATGCATATGTAATGTTTTCATTTCTGCATATCTATTTCTAAATGCATAATAAGATGTAAAATTTAACAGCCATGTATCTAAAAACTCACATTGAGTAAATAAATCTAGTGGATTTTTTGTAACGGGAGAACCAGTCATAATACGTCTGTACTTTGCTGTTTTTCCTAAATCTACAATATTTTTTGTTCTTTTAGCTGTAGGTGTTTTAATCGTTGTAGATTCATCAATAGCCATTAAAACTTTGTGTGAATTTAAAAATTTAGCTGCAAACTTAACTCCTTTATCTGTAGACAAAGCTTCAACATTCATAATTAAAATATGTAATGCGGTTTCTATTTCAAATAAACTTTCTAGTTTTTCTTCTTGTTTTTTTGTAATATTTGATTGCCACAATACAGTCACATTTTCTATATGTTTTGGTAAATGTGTAGGCAACTCTTGGTTGTACCAAGTGCCAACTACACCTTTTGGTGCAATAATTAAAGCACCGTCTACTTTACCCTTATCGTAAAGCATGGACATATTATCTATTAATACTTTTGTTTTGCCTGTACCCATTTCCATAAAATACGCGTACGTTTCCTTATTCCATGACTTTTCTAAAGCAGTCAATTGATGCTTGTATGGTTTCATCCTAAATCTATAATTCATATTTTTTCTTTCTGTACTTGACATATAATATAGGATCGCTATATTGTCAAGTATGTCAGAAAGTACGAAATACGAAGCAGTAAGAAATAATTATGTATCAACAGTACACGTGATACAAGAAATTGCTGGAACGCGTGCAGGTAACCCAAAAATAAATATTATGGGCGCATCAAACTACGGTCAGTTTAAATTTTTATTGCCAGAATTTTCTCAAATAATTTTTTCACCAGGTCCTCTTATATATAAGCTAAGACAAGGTTTAAAAAATTTTAAAAAAAGAGATTTTTTATTACTTACAGGTGACCCAGCCATCATAGGTGTTGCATGTTCTATTGTATCTGATATTACAGGTGGCAAATACAATTTACTCAAATGGGATAAACAAGAAAGAAAATATTATCCTATCGAAATTAATTTATACGAGAAAGGAGAAATCGATGAGTAGAAAAATAAAACTAGTAGAAACAAATCAAGGCGGTATTTATCGTCTAAAATCATTAACAAACGTACCCCCAGGTATAGTTATTGATGGAGGTATAATAGATTTTCATGAAAGATATAATGAAGATAATCTTAGACTTTTGTTTGAAAAATGTCCAAAGATGCAAATAGATTTGGAGGTTGAATGTCGATAAAACAACAAATTAAATTTAAAGATTCAATAGACTTTGAACAAGATCAACAAGATGCAATGAGTAGGACTGAAAATATTCAATCTCTTGCAGATCAAGTAGAAAGATTAGAAGGTTTAAATAAAAGAATAGAAACAAGTGAGCAAAATTTAAAAGACTTGAAAAAAGCTTATCAACATATATCAGGTGAGGTTATACCAACTATGATGTCTGAGATGGGTTTAGCAGAATTAAAACTTCAAGATGGTTCACATCTTAAAGTCGCAACGTCGTATCGAGCTACCATAACGGAAGCAAATAAAGAAGCGGCGTTTACATGGCTTCGTAACAATGGACTAGGAGATATAATCAAAAACGAGATATCCGTATCTTTTGGTCGCAACGAAGATAACAAGGCAGCTGATTATGCTGCTCTTGCACAAGAGCGTGGGTATCAACCAACACAAAAGTTGAAGGTTGAGCCCATGACTCTTAAAGCGTTAGTCCGTGAGCGTATTGAGGCAGGTAAAGA